TTTTATGTTTTTCTTTTTTCTTAGGATCTTCTTTTTTAGATTTTTTAACTGCTTTACCTGTTGTTGCATCTATATCATAACCTTTTTTAGCTAATTTCTTTCTATCAGCTTCTTTTTCTTTACGAGCTTTTTTACTAGATTTAGCTTTATCACTATTTGGATGGTCTTTAATATATTGAGATTGATCATACGAACTCATCTCTGACCACCAATCTTCATTTACAGATTCTTTTAAATGTTTTGTAACATGCCTTGCAAATTGACTCATACCACCTGGACCTGCACCATGAACTGCATCACCTCTCATACCCAACGTAAATGCTCTAATGGCTTGTTTTTTATTATAACTTTTTAGTTTCATAAGTTTCATAAATTCAGCACCATCTTTGGTATCTGTATGAATGTAACTCATAGCTTGTTTTAAATTATTAACAACTGCTTCCTTTATCTTTTTCTTTTTTATTAAATGAGGACCTGCTGGTTCATCACCTACTTTGCCATCAATACCGTATCCACAACTTCCTTCAGCCTTTTTACCTTTCTCATATTTGTCTTTAATTTTACCTATTTCTGCATGTGATTTTCTTTTACCAGCAGCTTGTTGTATTTTCTTCATCCCCTCTTTACCATATTTTTTTACACCGGCTTTATACAAAATACCACTTTCATCTACGAATTTTTCAAGTACAGATTCTTTTTTATCAAGTTTTGCTAAATAATCTGCTGCTCCTTTAGCTACAGATTTCTTTTGTTTTTCAAAATCTCTTTTACCTTTACTTTTTGCAAACTTATCTTTTAATCTTTTAAATATACCTTTTGCTTTCTTTTGTACTCTTGGATCTGAACTTTGTAATGCAGAAGTTCCTTTAATTTTCTTACCCTGTGCATTCTGTACTTGAATGGCTGCCATTGCTGCTGCTGCCGCTGCCGCTGGATTTTCTCTTAATAATGCTTCTCGTAAACCTTCCTTTTTATATCCTTTCATCTTTTTAGCATATTTGACAAGTCTTGCTATATTTTTATTCATATCTTCACCACCTCTATAGTCATGATAAAAACTAGCAATTGTGTCTGGTAAGGAACTATCCTTACTGAATTTTGTTTTTAAATACTTATCTACTTTATTAAAATCACTTATTCTTGTATGGTCATACTTTTTGAATTTTTTATCCAAATCAACATAAACCTGTTTCATCTGATTTTTACCTTCATTTATAGTATGTTCTTCAAAAATCTCATCAATAACTTCATCTATAAACGATTCAAAATCTGGCATAACATCTTCTTTTTTTAATCTACTCTTTTCTGCTCTACCTCTATTTGTAGATTCTTTTTCAAATCCTGCAATTTTTCCACCTTTATGTGAAGCGTCTTTACCATCACCATTTCCATAAGTACCCTTTTTTCTGTTATATTGATTTAATTCTGCTCTGTATTTCTTTGCTTTAGTAGATGATTGAAATTTTTTGTATTCGTCTTTATAATCTCGTTCTTCCTTTTTTACTTTTTTTGGAAGTCCTTTTTCATCCGTAGATGCAAAATCCTCTACGTCTTTTTTCTTTATTTGTTTTGCAGCATCTCTTGCGGATTTGGATACTTTTGATGCAGGTACTTCTCCCTTTTGAACAGCATGCACCAATCCCATAAACTTTCTTTGCTGTTTTGAGACTGCAGGCATTATTAACCCCTCATTATGGAGTTAACAATTCTCTCTATATTGTTCTCTGGAGTTTGAGGTTTAACGGATTCATTTACAGGTCTCATAAATGCTCCGTGTGTGGATGGATTAGATACAAAATCAAAAGCAATTAATTCAAAATCAGGCTGAACTTCTACAGTATCTCCTTCCCCTTCTTTTTCATTTACTGGTTCTACACTACCTAATCCCCTTGAACTAATACCTAACTTTATACCTGACCTAAATAATTCTTTTAATATATTACCAGCAGGTGTAGATAAAACTTCAACAGTTCCCAATAAATCATCACCTTTCCAATGCATTTCAACTATATTATGTGATGCATTGTTTAAATTCACAACTGAACTCTCTGGATGATCAAGTTCTCCTAAAGCTCGCCTTTCTGTAACTTGATTTTCTAAATATTTTGCAACTTCTTTTAACAATACTTCTCTTGGATATACACGACCATTTTGATTTTTTGATTCAGCTCTTTGTAACACACCTTTTACAACTAACCTACCATCATTTTCTTTGATAGATTCATTAATTTTTTCTCTTGAAATATCAAAAGGTCTTACATCTACTAATAATTGTTTATTCATTGTATTACCCCACATCTCCCGTGTATACAAAAGTTACATCACCAGCCGCGCCACCAAGACTTGTCCAAGCAATTGGATTGATATCAAGCCTAACTGGCCCTGCATTTGCGCTTTGAATAAGTGAAGCACTTACATATGTAGCAAGACTTCCAGATTTATATGCAAATGAATAATTTCCAGCAGTATTTATTAAAACATAATTAGGTCTATCATGTCTCAAGGGATAAGGTCCGGGTTGTGTTGCCTTACCATATGCCGATATAGCTCTTGCCTTTGGCACTTGTTTTGCAGTATTATTAGGATCTGGCTTATACATTAACGTCCTCCCCAAGAAGTTCTTTTAATCCAGATATCACGGAGTATGTCCGATACTTCTTTTCGTATAGCATCTTTAACTTTCTTCATATCACTGTCATTAATAGCCTCATCTATGAATTCATATCCGGTTTGTTTTTCAATATTTTTTTTCTTTTTCTTATTCATTTTACTAAATGCATTAGGTGTTTCATATCCATCAATACTCGCAGTAGTGGTTATTTCACTTAACTTTTTTTTCAATAATCCTTGAACAAGTTCCTTTACTAAAAAATTAAATTTTATCGAGTTCTTTATCAAGTTCATAATATCTTAATAATTGTACCAATGAATTATCATTAGCTTGTTTATATTCATTTAAACAAAATTTATCCACACAATTAATTGCTTCTTCTAATTTTATTTTTAATACTTTATCTTTAACTTTTTTAATTTTACTTTCTAATCTACCTTTTAAATTAGGAATTTGTTTTTGTACAAAAGTTAAAAAGTCATTTGTGTTAGAAATATTACTTATATATTCTTTTAAAATTTGTTTTTGTTCATCAGTTAAATTTGTATATTTAGCATTAAATTTTTCTAATAATACCTTATAAGATATTATTCTTAAATCTTTATCTTTCATTTCTTTAGGCATGAAATCATTTGTTTTTTTATTATTAAAAGTTGTTACATTTTCTATTACTATAAAATAACTCTCCGTTTTTTCATCAGCATTCAATGCACTAAAACCTTCAAATAATTTATACAAAGATGCAAATACTTTATAATTTGGTACTTTAGAAGAAAATAATTGACTTATGTCGTATTTTTCTTTAATTTCTTTAATTACATTGTATTTCTCTCTACGTAAAATAGAATTATTTAATTTATTTCTCTGTCTAATTACTTCAGATAGAAAGAAATCAGCCTTTTTGTCAGACTCAAATTTTTTATTTATAATTAAATTATATAAAGCAAGCTCTTTGCCAACTTCAGTATGTTCATTGAATTGTTTTTTAATAATTTTAAGAGCCGGTGACTCCTTTTTTTTGTTCAAAACATCAACTGTTACCTGTCTCAGTAAAAACTCAAACAGAAGACCTGTGTTCTTTAATTTATTGTGCTTAAATTTGGTCATAAAAAATCCCAAAGTATTTGATATAATTATTCATATATAAATATAGTTTATTTTAGAATAAGAGTATTAATTAATCTTCTAATATGTTATCTTCGCTTAATAATGAATTACTTGATTTAGGAAATCTACTTTTAAGTTGATCTAAAATACCTTCACGAGCTATAGCAGTATATGCCTTATTTGTAGCAAGAGGCGATTTACCTTTAAATTCACGTTTTCCAAAACTTCTATGGCGTTTTTGTACTGTATCACTGTCATATACATCTTTTTGAGTTTCTTTTCCACTGAATGGATCTTTTTCACTTCCACCCCAATCATCAGGTCTTGCCATATCTTCATCTTCTTCAGGTTCCTCAGATTCTTGTGGTTGTTCTGCTGGGTCCTGCCCTTCATCTTCTATTTGTGTTAATCTATACTTCTGTTTTGTGTCTTCTACAATAGCTTCATAAACCTCAACTTTTTGTTCATCAGCCATATCAAATATATTATCATAAATCCACTTACGACTAAACAATTTAACATCCATAGCTTTTTCAGCAATTTCCAACTGTTGATTCATCATTTCTAATTTTTCTTGTTCATGAATCATTGATGGATTTTGTAATTCTAAATCAAAATTAATTAAATCAACATCCTCAAACCCTTGACTATATAAATGAACTATACCAATTTTCGTTAATTCACTTACAATAATTTTTTGAAGTCTCTCAATAGTTCTAGCAAACCTAACATCTTCAGCAGCTAATGTGGCTTTACCACCAGACAATCCTTCTTCATATCCAAGAAACGCCTTTGGAATTCTTAAACTTGCCATTAACTTATTTCTTAAATATTCAATATCTTCAATTTGGTCATTGTTAGAAAGACCTGGCAAAGTTTCTATTTCAGTTCCACTGTCACCACCACGAACTGGTAAAAAATAATCTTCCGTCACAGACTCTACATTATATTTTAAATTATACTCTCCTGTACTTTGATCTATCACAGGAATCTTCTTCATCTTATTGATGATTTTTTGCATAAACTGTTCGACTTCTCTTGGTGGTATGTTACCAACATCAATTTTAAATATACGTTTTTCTGGCGCTCTCATAATACGATGTATTAACATCGCATCTTCCATAAGAGTTAATTGCTTAAATACTTTTCTACCACCTTCAAGCAAAGACCTACCATATGGTAAAAAATTCGTATCAGATAAAAGTCTAAAATGTGCTACTTCATAATTTTCAATAATTTCTTTTCTCTCATTTTCAATTTCAAACTGAATAAGTTGTGGATTTTCTGGATCATGATCTTCTAATCTTGTAACATCATACGCTGAAACAGGATTTACATTAACTACACCATATTTATCAACAATATCAAGCCTTAAATAAAAGTCCCCATATTTGGTCATATTACGAATCCAACTCCAAAGATTAAATTCTATATTTATTATATCATAAAACAAATTATGTAAAATTTTATTAACCTGTGTATTTTCAGTTCTAATCTTTAAAATCTCACCTTCAATATTATCAACAGTCGATTCATCTGAATAAATGTCAAGTGCTGAAGCAATAATAGGATCTTGATCCATTAATTCATAATCCCTAAACAAATCGTTTTTACGAATTTCATAAGCTGCTCTTCTATTTTGTGCAGCAGCATACGGATTTGAATATGTATTCTGCATCAACCGTTGATATCTATCAATAAAATTTGATGTCAAGCCAGTTTGTGTAAAATCTAAATCTTTAACAATTAATTTATTATCATCACTTTTTCTAATGAT